TGGCCTCGGTGGCCTCGGTGGCCTCGGAACGAGGTGCGGGCGGCTGAGCATCCGCGTCAAGCAGTTCCGCATATTGCGCGCGGATCAGGTCGCTACCCAACTCATCCGCAACAGTCGGTGTTTGGCCGACGACAAAGCTGAACGCCGGACCGGCGCAACTGGTGGTGATCTTGATTTTCATGAGAAGCCCTCAGGAAACAGAAACAGAAAAGCGGCCCCCACTGGGGCCGCCTGTTGCCAGCAGGATTATGCCGCCATCTGCAGAGTTTTGATCGCCTTGGTCTGGGCGGGCGCCCCGTCGATCCGGTGCACACCCATGATTCCGAGGTTGGGGAAAAACTTCTCGCGCGCCACCCCGATCAGCGGATTGCCGACCTTTCGGACATAGTATTCCGAGAAATCCCCAAAGGCGATCGGCTTGGCGCTGGCACCAATCTGAGCCATCGCCTGGTTGAGGGACACCGGCTTGTTGTTCAGAGTGGCCGGCACACCTTTGGTCACGTCGCCATCAGACCAGATATAGCGGCCATTCGTATCCTTCAGCTTGCGCAGCGCCTTGACGGTCTGGTCATGCATCTGGAAACGCACCTTCGGGCCGCCGCGGTATGCCGGATCAACCGAATGCTCCAGATCCATGATTTCATCGAAGGTCAGCGCCCCTGCTGCCGCTGCCGTGTGCCCCACAGGTGCGCCGGTCACAAAGCCAAGAGGCTCATTGGTGCCCGAACCAACCGTCAGCCAAGCATTGCCCTTCCGGCCGATGCGCTCGCCGATCAGCTTTGCAAGCAAAGCCTCGAAACCAAAGGACGAATCCTGCGCCAGCTCAAAGGACCATTTGATCCAGGGCGTCACCAGCGCATAGGCCAGCAGCGAGGTCTTCGCGATCACAATATCGCCGGAGTCGTCATCAACACCTTCGTCGCCCTCGGTATGCGGGTTCGCTTCTTCGGCCGTATCGTCAACCTTGGGCAGATCGAAGGGCGCGCCGTTGGACAGGTTGATTTCGGTGGCAATGTTGCTGTCCATCATCGGACCATGCGCCGCAGCTGCAATGTTGATTGCATTGGCCAAGGTGGTCGGCACAAGGAATCCGCCGGTCGCGCCCGAACCGGTGGATTGGGCCCGTTCTTCGCGATACCCCGCCCGCAGCGCATCGCGCGCTTCCTTGCTCAGCTCGGACAGGTCCGCGCCGGACGCCAGGAACTGGCGGAACGCTTCGCGGTATTCGCCGCTGACGTTATCACCCGGCACATGGCTGCGCTCTTCCTGGCCGGGGCGGCGATCTTCGCGCTCTTCGCGCTCCTGCTCTTCCCGGCGATGCTCTTCTTCCTGCTGGGCCTTGTAAGCACGCTCTTCACGATCAGCTTCTTTCACCAGATCGTCATACTGGTCCATCAGCGTGTCGAACTTTTCGTTCGCCGCCCGCGCTTCATCCTTCGGCGTCTTTTCGTTGATGCTATCCCGGATGCCAGTGGCCTCGGTCAGAACCTTCTGCGCCTTGTCGCGCAGCTCCTTGATCTTCGACATTTCAAACCCTTTCGGTTGTCTGGAAACTGCGCTTGCCCAAGGCGCGGAATTGCTGGGCGGGGCCGGTCAGGCCAGGCCGGACAGACGCGCGCGCATCTGCATCTGGCGGCGGTAGAAATCGCTTTCACCGCCAAGAGCCGCAGCCTTTGACCGCAACCCGATTTCGGTCCCGTCATAGGCGGGGTCCGTCACAATTGAGACGTCGAACAACTGCACCGACTGGATGGTGCGCAGCGCATAGTCGCCGGTTTCGTCCCAGGTCTCTTTGTCAGCGATGAAGGCGAAGCTCATTTTGGACATGTCGCCCCGCTTCATCTTCGGCAGGATGCGCTGAACGTCCGGATCTGACGGGTCCAGCGCCGTATCAACCCGAAGGCCGCGCTCATCCTCCGCCAGAGTCAGGGTGCCAGAAGAGGTGCGCGCCAGCGGCAGGCCGCCGTGGTCGACCAGAAAGGTCACATCATCGCCGCGCTTCAGAGCATCGGCAAAGGCACCGCGCTCTATCACCTCGGCCCAACCCCAGCGGTCCAGTGGCCCAATTTCAGTCCGCTCGCCGAAGACAGCGGCATAGCCGGTCACATTGATCAGGTCGCCCCCGGCATCCGCCTCGCGCAGCTCGATGGGCGCGACGGCGCAGAAACGCACCTCGCGTTGCGGGTCGCTCATGGCGGCCTCCTTTACTCGGTTTCTGTTTGATCTTCCGGCAGGGTTCCGGCGCTGACGTCCTCGCCATCCGGTTCGGGTTCGGCGTTCTTGTTGAAGGCTTTGCCAGCCAGCTCCAGCGGCACCGTAGCGCCCTGAATGAACAGCTTGTTCCCGCCCGCCATTGGCGGCCTGCCCATCATCTCGCGCCCTTCGTCAGGCGTCAGAAGGGAGTTCTGTATCGCCTTCACGATCGCCTCGACACGCGTCTTGAAATCGCCGCGCATGATGCGGTCGAGGTCGAGCTTGACGTAACGCTTGGAGCCGCGACCGAAAATCTTTAGGGTCAGCTCCTGCTCAAACTTCTCCACCCAGCGCCGCAGCGTATGCTTCACCAGGTGCAAATCCTGATGTTCAATATTGTTGTAGTTGCCCTTGCTCAGCTCCTGCAGGAACACCGGAGGCAGTTGGTAGATCCGGGCAACCTGCCCGACCGCGAACACTTGCACCGGAGTGAGCTGCATCTTTTCCGGATCATCGCCCAGGCGCTGCAAGTCGTGCCCGGCGGGCAACGGCAGCACCGGCTTACCTTCCTCTGCCGACCGGCGGGTCACCTTCATCAGGTCAGCCGCCGCCCGCATCATCTCCTTAGCAGCGTTGAACGGCCCTTTCAGCACGTAAGGCGGCACCCCGTTCTTCCCGAAAACCGTCAGCGCATAGCGGTTGGCATTGAGCCCCTGCCGGATTGCGCTCGCACAGGTCATCACCGGGTTATGATGACCGACATGGTCGGGTTTGAGCAGAAACGCGATGTCGATCACGTCTTTACCCTCGTAGGTCTTCACCCTGCCGGAAGGCTCGCGGTAATCATAGAACAGACGCCCCTTAACCTTGCGCACGGTGGTGCGGTCATACTCCATCGGAAACAGGTTAACCGCCTTGCCGCCGCGGCGCTCGATGTAGGTATAGGCCCGGCCCGGCCCGAACACCTCGGCAAAGAAGGTCTCGCGCCAGGAAAAGCTTGTGGTGCTGTCATTGACCGCCGCGCCCAGCACATCCGCAACGCCGCCGGTCACCTTCTTGTCTCCGCCCGTCTCCGGTGTTTTCTCGAACACCTCGACCGGCAGGCCCGCCATCGCGGCCGAAAGGAAGTTGATCGCGGCCCAGACGCCGGGCAGCGACATCGCCTCCTTCATGGTGACGCCCTCCGGCACCTCGCCGCTCAGCACTTCCGCGATCGTGGCGGCGCCGCTGTCCATGACAACCTGCGCCCGCTCTTCAGCAGGTGCCGCTGCCTCCGCCGCCGTCCCGCGCCGGAAAAAATCCGTCAGTCCCAAAGTGTATCCTCCAGCGAGAAATCGTCATCAGCCCAGGGCGAATGCTCCTTCTGTCCGCGTTCCCGGCAAAGCGCCATTCCAGCCGACATGCCAAGCGACACCATGCCGTCAATCCGGCCGTGTGCCTTTTCCTTGTCGAACATCCGATGCCCAGTGCGGTTCTCGGCGTAGGTGACCGAGGCGGCCATACTGTCAAGCAGCGGGTTCTTGGCCACGGTCAGCCGCCCGTCGTAAATCGCGTTCTCCAGCTTGTTGATCGAGTCCGGCATCCACAGGTAAATCTCGACCTCCTGGCCGGGGTTGGTCGGGTCTGGCACCTTTTCCAGCACCCGCTTCTGAAACCCCTGCGGGTGGATCTCGGTTGGCAGCACCAGCCCCTTTTCCGTCAGGCTGTCCTTCAGCCGCTCCAGCCCGTATTGGTCGCAGGCGATCACCTCCGGCTGGTAGCGCGAGTTCAGATCCGCCAGGGCATCCGCCAGCCATGGGTATTTCAACCGCTCGCCCGGCACCGCCTCGATAAATTTCCTGTCCACCCACAACTCGTATGGCGCCTGATCCCGCGCGGAGCGATCCAGAAGCGTATCTTTCGGCGTCCAGAACCATGTTTTAGACACCAGCTTTTCGGCGTCCTTGGTTGTGTCCAGCACCCAGGTCAGCGTCAGCGCCGAGAAGTCCCGCACCTGGCTGAGGTCCAGCCCGCCGAAACAGGGGTAACCGGCCTTGGTCATCGCCTCTGGGTCCACCTCGCCATGACAGGCCGTCCAGGCTTCCCGCTTAATCGCCGCCTTCACCGATTGTGTCCATTGGCAGAAATGCAGCCGTGCGATGCCATTGCGCTTGCCCGGCATCATCTTCGCCTGTTTGACCACATCCCGTAGAAATTCTTCCTGGATCGTCTCGCCCAGAAGCGGGTTCACCTTTGGCCAGCAGCTTGGGTCATTCTCCCAATCGTCGCCCTCGTCCAGCGAGCAGATGAAGGCAAAGGTGCTGTCATCTTCCTGCACCCCGGTCACCACGTTCACGCCGTGCTGATGCTCCTCCCAGCAGATCGACTTCTTGTCGGTGCCGGAGTTCGTCGCCATGCACAACAGCGGCTGCTTGCGAAACTTGAAACCCCGCTCCAGCATGTCGATCACGTCCCGGTTCGGATGCTCATGCACCTCATCGGTCAGCGCACAATGCGGACGCGGCCCAGACTGGGCTTTCTCGGCAGACAACGGCTTGAACTTCCGCTTGTCGCCCCGGCGGCCCACGTAGGTCATCTGCCAGACCGGGTTTTCGCCCTGCTGCGCCACCCTGCGTTTCAGGGTCGGCGACTGATCGACCATCGCCACAGCGTCCTGAAACAGGATGCCCGCCTGATCTTTCTTGGCCGCAGCCGCGTAGACCTCGGCCCGCGGCTCCCCATCCGCCACCATCATATAGAGGCCGATGCCGCCAAGCATGGGCGATTTGCCGTTGCCCTTGCCCTCTTCGTCATAGAAGCGCTTGAACCGGCGCAGCCAAGCCCGGTGTGTGGCGCTGTACTTCTTCCAGCCAAACAGCGAGCCGATGCGGAAGGCCTGGCTTGGGTGCAGGTGAAACGGCTTGCCCTCGAACTGCCCGCCGTTCAGCCGCAGCACATCGGGAAAGAAATTGATCGCCCGTTTCGCCGCCGCCAGATCCCATTTCAGGCCGCGCATCGGCCCCTCCACCAGGTCGCGCAAGTGCCGCGCCGCCGCCGCCCTCACATACGGCCCTGCAACGGTTTCCCCTGCCACCACATCCTGCGCCCAGGCTGTCACCGGGTCATCCTCATAGGATACCGGCTCGACCGCATCGGTCACGTCAGATAGCCCTCCGGCCCGTTCGGGTCAGGGAAGTTGAAACCCATCTGCCCGCCGCCTGACAGGCCCCGCTCCGCAGCAGGCGTCATGCCGAAGTCATTGGCGAGCGCACGGATCTGCCGGAATGTCTCATTGAGCTGTGCAACTTCCGGGCGCGCTTTGATCTGTTTCCCATTGCGGGTCTCGCTCTCGTAGGTCTCCCCAGCCTCTTCCAGCTCCAAGGTCAGCCGCTCATGGCGAACCACTGCGGCGCAGAGCTGGCGAAACATAAACACATTGTGCGGTTTCAGCCGGTCAACCGTTGGGTGACACAGCGGCAGGGCCAGCCGGTCGAAAGTCCACCGTAGCTCTCCGGTCAATCCCTCCGGCCGCAACTCTTCCAGCCGCATCCGGGCGCGCTCATCCAAGTTGTGAAGCTGGCCGCCATCCTCAGTGAGCGGCACAACCTTTTCCTCTGATGGTTTCCGCCCCCGCATGACTCCGCCTAACTCCTTATACAGTGTGGCTTTTTCTATCCAATTTCGACTTTGCGCACAGAAAGGTTCCCCCTCCGGTTTCCACCAAAAGCAGATTTCCTTGCGACCCTCCCCCCTCCCTTTGAGAAGGCAGAAAGACTACAGATTTGCCGGATGCTTCGGATCAAGCGGCCAACCATCCTCGCCGCGCTCCTCCGAATATCCCCGCGTTTCCAACCGCTGCTTGTTCTGGTCGTGGTCATCCGGGCAGAGCGTCTGCAGGTTCTCCGGATCCAGAAACAGCGCCTTATCCCCGCGATGCGGCACCAGGTGATCCACCACCAAAAAGTGCCGCCGGGGATTTGCCTGCTGATCGCCCGCCGAGGTCAGCGAGCCATCGTTGACAATGCCGCGCCGCATACACGCCCGGCACAGCGGCTCGCGCTGAAGGTGCTGGGGCCGCAACTGCCGCCGCCAAGCCGAGAGGTTGTAAAGATGATGGTACTCATTCCGGGCCGTCATACGCGAACCCCCAAAGCAAAAGCGCCCGGCAGTTTCCTGCGGGCGCATTTCGTGATGATGCATCTTCATTGGCACGCAGATGATGTAAGCGTCAAGCCCCTTTCTCACAGAGCGAGCATTTGACCGCGCCGCACAGGCCCGGCCATGGCATCCAGCACACCGGCCAGCGCCCGCGTCACCGCCTTCACGTTGTCGCCGTTGACCGACCAATGATGCTTGCGCAGCACGTCGCTGATCGTCCTGTCATGCAGGCAGACCATATCCACTAGGACGCGGTTGCTGATGGCGCCGCGCGTGCCGCGCTTAGACGGACGCACCCGCCGCACCTCCATCGCAACCCCGTTTCCGATGCGGCGCCGCAGCCGTTCAATCTCTTCCCGATCGCGCAGCACCGCGTCAATGAACTCGCCACCCTGCCCGCTGCCGCCTGTGCGGATTGCCTCGACGGAGGAACAACGCACGCCCGCGCTTTCGTACCGCTCCAGCAGATCCCGGTAATGGCGTCCCATGGCAACCTGACCAGGTGAGAACGGCTCAGGCTTTTTCTTCCGCGCCGCACTGGCGGCCATCACATCAAAGGCATCGGCCATCTGCATCGCCTTGCGACCCTCAAAGCCAGCGGGTTTCGCCTCATATTCTTTTTCGCCGGAAGGATAGAGCTGCACCGGCTCAAACACCCGGAAGGCGCCGCGCGCCGGAGCTTCCGGTATCCGGTCACCGCATTCCGCCGGCACGTTCCCGCGGGCCTTCACCGCCTCGATCCGCGCCGCCTCTTCCTCTTCGCGAAGCCTGCGCGCCGCCAGGTATTCCTGTACGGGCGTCATGACCGCCTCACCATCTGCGGCCACTACTGCTACCTGCTCGCTCACGCTTGCACCCTTTCCTTTGTTCCAGCCCCATTGCGGGCCGACTTGCCTTCCATCACCCACGCCTCGCATTTCTTCAGCGTGCGCTCATACCAGCGGACGAATTCCCCCTGGTCGTGGATATCCGGGAACCCGCGCGCGCGCCGCTCCATGATCTTCTGATATTCGCTGTTGAACTCGGCAGCCTGCCGCCGCACCCGGTCTTTTTCCGGCCCTTTTGCCGGGGGGCGCTTGTTGTCACGCCAGAACAGGTATTCCGCCAGCAGCACGCCGTCCCGCATTGCATCCGACCCGGCACGGGACCGGAACCACCCCAGCAGCTCCGGCAGCTCATCAAGCGGGCGGTATTCCAGCGCCTCGGCCCAGCCCATCACCGTCGCCCGGCACGGCCAGAAGCATTTCGCCGAGCCTTCCCCCTTGGTCTGCAAGGACTGCTGCAGGGCTATCAGCCCCTTGTCGCTCATATAGGTGATGGAGTCGGCCAGCCGGTCCAGCATGGCCTGCTGTTTGTCCTCTGGCGTTCCCTTCGGAAACCTGAAGCCCAGATCCTGCAGCGGCTGTATCACCAGCCTCCGCACCCGGGCGCGCTTGCTTTCGGTTTGGTCACTGCACATCTGCCTTCACCGCTCCTTTTTCTAAGCCTGTCCGACCTATCCACAGGCAGCCCGTTACCGATGGCGCGACCCGTGAATATCTTTTCGTTTAATTTCGTTTCTTCTCTTTTCGGCGGTTACAGAAACCGCGCAAAAAAAGGGACAACCGGAACAGAACACGTGAAATTCTGTGTTTTTCCGGGCAGGTTCCGTAACTTTCCCGGAATATTCTGTGACCGTCACAGAATGCACGGATTGCACCAGCGCCGATCACGGCGCGCACTCCGTCTGGAATTCGTCCAAGGCCGAGCGCACAAACGCCTCGCGCCGCTGCACGTCGGGATAGCGACCCTCGATCCAGTCATTGAAACGGTCCAGGAAGCCCGGCGCCCGCAGAAGCTGGCCCGCGCCGATCCGGCTTTCGATCATGTCATGCAGATCCTTGAGCCGCTTGGCGCGCTTGCGCTCTTCCTGATTGCTCTTGTTCTTCCGGTTCGACTTCAGCGCCTCGGCGGCCACCTCCAGCACAACCGGATGCGCCCAGCGGATTTCCCCGTTGTCGCAACGGACCCGGCGCCAGTTATGCAGCGGGGTAATCTTACGCTCATTCAGCGCATGCCACTTTTCCAAGGGCAACCGCAGCTCATAGGCCAGTTGCTCATCATCGCAGGGCAGCGTGCCAATGGGCGTTTCATCCTGCGCGATGAAAAAGAGCTGCATGCCATACCAGCCAACATCAGGATCTGCCTTCCGGCGGAACTCGCTGGCCCGCCAGCGCTTGAGGTTCCATTGCAGGAAGTAGTGCGAGTCCAGCCGGTCACCGGCTGATATCGGGTACTCTTCCAAATCCTCGGCATCGACTGGCTGCAGATGCCTTGCGAATGCATTCATTGCCCTGCCCTTCCTCTTGTTATCGTTTCAGCCCGCCCTGCAGCAGGCCGCTTGTTCCGGTCAGCCACGCCCCGCGCGCACCGTCGAAAACGGGCGCTCATGTGCATGCTCATGCCGGATAAAATCTGCGCTGCCTGCGCGCTCTGCCGACTGCCGCCGCAGTTCGTCGTAATCTGCCTTGAAATCCGGCAGCACCGTGCAACGCTCCCGCACCCGCTTGAGGCCGAACATTACTGTTGTGTGATGCTGAAGGTGCAGCGCCCGAGCAATCTGCGGAGTGCTCAGCCGCGTGCGGCTCCTGATCATCGCCATCGCCATCTGCCGCGGCCAGGAAACCCGCCGTTCACGGCTGGGGTCGGTTATCTCCCTCTTGCGGAGCTGATAGTAAACCCGCACCACCTCGATAATCTCTGACACATGCAGCTTCCGCTTGGGCGACGGCATTTCTTGCTGCAAACCTGCTTTCTCTGTCACCAAAGGATCAGCCATTGATCAGCACTCCCCGATCAAACTCGGCAAGCCCAAGCCCGCCATCCGGATAATCGCCTTCCAGCTCCAGAAGCGCGCGGCAGGGCGGCACCCAATGAAGCTCCGTCACGCCGGAACGGTGATCCGCCAGGAACACAACCCAGCAATAGGCAGTGGCGGTGCTGCCTTTCGGGGCCAACCGCCCCTTGTGCATTACGACGCGCTCAGCGAATTGCAGAACAAAGGCAGGCGGGCGCCGGGAAAACAGATCCTCATACCGCCGCTGGCCCTCCAGGAAGGCACTGCGCACCAGGAACGCGCAGCCCTCGCGGCTTGTCCGCAAGGCGCGCTCTATGAACTGCTCAGCCAGCTTGAACGGCGGGTTCGAAAACGTCCAATCAACCGCCTCCGGATCAACCCCAAACAGGTAATCCAGCACCGGGAAGCCCGCGCCGTAATCGTGAACGTCCGCCGCCTCTACCCTGTCAAAGATTTCGGCCAGGACCCGCACCATGTGCCCACGGTTGGCCGCAGGCTCACGCGCCACGCCGCCAGCAGTGAAGCCCTGCGATACCAGAAACTCCCACAGCGCCCGTGTGGCCCAGGGCGGAGTCGGAAAATCATCAAGGCTGCTGTGCGGCTCGCTCCGCTGCTGCATGACCGCGCTGGAAAGGTTCTGGCCCATCAGGCGCCCCCATCCAGCAGATAAACCGGCTTATGATCCCTCAGCGCCAGGCACACTGTGCGCCACACACACGCAGACCGCTGCCAACCCGGCACCGGCGGAACGATCACCAAATCAGAATAGCGCAGCACCTTTTCCGGCTCCGGCGCGTCCCGCCCGGCCTCGAAGGCCAGATAGGCCGGGGCCAAAGGCAGCAAACCTGCCGCCGCTGCCCGGTCCATCCAGATCATGGCCGCATCGGACGCCAGACCAGGACCGCCGCAGACATTTGCGAAAGGTGTAGCGACACAGGCCAGCTTGCCGCGCGCTTCCGCTGCGACCTCGGCCAACCCAGCCCGGCGGCGTAATTGACCGACAGGCTTCCAGAACCACCCCAGCCAAAGCCAATCCGGCTCCGCAGGAAAATCAGCAGCGATTTCCGCCAAATCACGCATTAATCGCCCCCGCGGAAAAAGGGGCGCACAGCGAGGTAACCGCTGCGCGCCCTAGTCCAACAGGGAGGGAAAAGGGGGCTGCTTGCAGGTGCACCTGCCCCCGTTCGGTGTGTCCAGGGGTGCTGCCACACCCCGCACCTGCAGCAGTCCCGCAGACAACCGGGGCTTGTCCGCTAGCCCGATTGCCTGCACCTTTCGCGGTATCTGACAACTCAACGAAAGGGATTCTTGTGAGCGACGCGATCGAACAGTTAGAAGAAATGCTTAGCAACATGCAGCGGCTTGCAGACACCAACTCCAAACTGAGGGCCGAGCAAACCTCCTTTGCGAACAGCGAGCTACTACTCCACATCATCAACGGACTGATCAATTCCGGGGCCTTGCCAGAAACAGCGTTTGGCGATTTTGCGATTGCACTAAGAGGGAAGGCACTATCCATTGTTTTGCCCGAACAGCAGCAGATGACGGACGCGTTGGAAAACCTTGCGGACAGGCTTCAGCTTTGCGAAGAAGACCGAGCCACGAGACGTTGAGCCACCGAACACCGGCACCTCGGAAAGCCGAACTACTCCCTTACGGCAAGCTTCGGCACTCTTAATCTCAGCACAGAACGGGCCGTTTTCTGGACGGGCAGCCATCAAGCTGCCCTCGCCAATTCATCACCGAAGAACGCAGCCGCGCCCGGATCTGTCAGTATGACCAACAGCGCGATATGGCTGGCGGGCGCGGTCACCGCCCCCCACCAGTTCAACGCCGTCTGAAAGCTCACATCGCAAAACAGCGCAACCTCGCGCGGGCTGCGGAACCGAGCGCGGAAGTAGGCCGACCACAAGTCAGGCGCAGCAGCCTTCAGCGCAAAAGGGTCAAACTGATTTGACCAAGACTTTTGACCGGCTGCCGCGCCAGGCTCACCGCATGGCACATCATTGTTCACAATCAAGGTCAGGCGCGGGCGGCTCATGCGGCGGCCTCCGCCGGGACCGCTCCACCAGCAGGCGGCGGGTTGTCCGCCATATACCTGTGGATCTTGTCGGCGGTGTGCAGCGTTGGGCTGCTCTCACCGCTTTCCCACCGCCCCCAGGTTGCACCGCCACCTGCGCCCGCCCGCTGGATGACGGTCGAGGGTTTTACCCCAATAGACACCGCATAGTTGCGGACTGCTTCAATGAACTGCTCCATTCCACAGGAGGTAGTTCATTTGAACTACATAGGTCAAGTTCAATTGTCCGATGGAAATAGGGCAAAAAACCTTTTCTGATTACAACCATGACCCCAAACGACATCAAAGAACCATTTCTACGGAAACTTCGCCAAGTCATTGACGAAGACCCCGACATCACCGAGGCCGGGCTTGCGGTCAGGGCTGGCCTGAATAACAGCGCCATTCGAGGAATGTTCAAGAACGCGGACAAGCGAAGCCCTCGCATTGATACCGCCCGCAAGATTTGCGCCGCCCTTGGGACGACGCTTGAAGAGTTCCTCAGCGATGCAAAGACCGAAGAAGAGAAAGAGATAGCTCACCTAGTGATGAAGCTGCCCGAACACCTGCGCCAGCAGCTACTAGGCTATGGACGAGGTCTTGCTGACGCTGCGGATCAGTCTCGGAAAGAAGACGGTAAAGAAGGTGGATAATCTCTTGATCTGTCATTTTTTTCTCCATTCTCCACCCAGCGAACAGACCGCACCACCAGCACCACAGGCCGCAAGGGCCAACAAGCTTGAATCAGCATAGAAAAGGATTACTCTCCCTATGAAACCACCTAAGGAACTGCGGGATAGACTGAGGCGAGAAATTGAGCGCCGATCTGGTCGCTTCATCGACGCGCCATCACGACCCGGTATGCACGGAAGCATCGACGAGGGCAAAAGGGAGATCTTCAATGTCTCTGCAACAAGACCAGCTCCACGCCGCAAATCAGACCCCAGCCAAGACAGCGAAGATTGAGGAAGACCTTCATCAGCTAACGTGCGACCTCCAGCGATCTGTGCGTTACCACAGGGCAAGGGAGCGATTTTTCGAAAGCTGGTCAAACACGATATCATTCCTATCACTGCTAGCTGGCTCTTCGGTGGTGGTCTCAATTTTGGCTGATATGCCATCATGGGTTTCACTATCCGCCGGGGCATTTGTTGCCGCACTCCAGGCTGCCGAGCAAGTCGCACGACTAGGATCAAAAGCACGCGATCACAATGGCTTGGCAGCTGAATTTCTAGCGCTTGAAAAGTTCCTCATCATGAAGTCGAATGTCGGGGAGGCGGATCTGCGCGACCTTCGCGCGGAAATCTTGACCATCGAAGCCAGAGAGCCCCCAATCAAGCGATATCTCGACCTCATCTGTCACAACCAAGTTGCACGCTCTATAGGCTCTGACGACCTGGAAAAACTATCTCCCTTCCAAAAGACCTTCGCGCAATACCTGAACGGTGACAACGCTCTTCAAGGTTAACTTCAACGGCTCAAACAAAGATCACAACCCCGCCTTCAGCGGGGTTTTTCCATTCCGCTACCCGGCGGCTAGCAGGCCTACAATACCCAATGATAGTATTTTTACACTACTTTCATATTGACATAGGTCTTTAGTACTATGTAGTGGTTTCTCTATCAACCGATGGAGGATTGAATGCAAGACATTAACAACACCGCCCGACAGATCGTCGCCTCACCGGAAAACTACCTGGACGATACCAGCTTGTTCACCCAGGCCTGGGCCGCCATGAAGGCCGCCCGCGGCCAGGGCTTTGATCCGGCACGACTGCGCGCAGCCCACCTGATCGACCGCCCCGAACCTGCGCCGGAACCGACCGACCAAACCCTTGCGCGCGTCGGCGCCAAGGTACGCGCACTCATTGCGGAGAAGAACATCCCGGTGCAGCGCCGCAATGCTGCCTGACGCACAGGCCGCCTCCGCCACCGGAACACCGACCGAAACCGGAAGATCCGGCAGATCGCACCCAAGGGCACCACCCACCACCAAATAGCCAAGAGCGGCGCGTGACGGAGGATTGACGCGCCGCTTTTCCTTGAGGTTTCGCGCCCGTCTTGCGGCGCGGATCAGCGCGGGCGGCGCAGTCCTCCAAACAATCCGCTGCCCGCGCACCTTTTCCTAGGACACCCCATGCACAACTCCGGCCCCTGCACCTTTCAGGAACTCTACTCCGTTGAACGCAACATGCGCGCCCGCTGCCGGTTCGGCCAGGCGATGCTGCTGCAGGAACTCGGCGGCAAGATCACTCCGGCCAGCACTGAGGCCAGCGATCGCTTCGATTACGAAACCACGCGCTGGCACGCATCGCTGCTGGGCGTTTGCGCCTCAGGAAATGACCTGTCCGAAACGTTGAACGCATGGATGCGAGCCGCCCAGAGGCGCCTAAGAAACGACTTCACCCGCCGCGCCACCGATGGCCGACCGGATTGTCCTTACAACGGCGCGGCAATGCTGCCGCCTGACAGGACACGAGTTGCCGAGGCCACTTGAAACCTGCGCATTAGAACACTGGCCGGGGGCGCACTTCAAGCCGCCCCCGGCTCTTTCCAGAAAACGAACCCCGCCAGATCCGCCAGATCCGCCGGGCGCGGCATAGACCACCACTCACGCCGCCGCGCCGCGCCCGCCCTGCAGAAAGGCAATGACAATGGAACCGAAACAGCGCTTTGACGATCTGCCGCCATCAACACAGGCAGGCATCCTCTGCAATGATCCGCGGTTTCAGACCTTCGCAGCCCAACGCTGCGGCTACCCGGATAAGCAACTGACCCAGGGCGGCGCGGCTGAGTACGTCCGCCAGGTCTGCAAGGTTAGCAGCCGGTGCGAGCTGCTGCACGACCAAGCCGCCGCCGACCGCTTCCAGGCCCTGCGCACCGAATTCGACGCATGGACCGGCAAACAAGCAACCCCATTCCGGTGATTGGAACGCTCATGCAAACCGCAACAGATACCGCCGCCCGTGTAACTGGGACAGATACACAGAATGGATCAAAGAAGGTCCGCAAGTCTCTGGCAAAGGTTGAACTTTTCGGCCTCAAGGCGCTGTGGCTGCACTTCGCAGATGAAATGGACTTGCGCCGCCTCGCCAAGCTTCATGTCCGCATCCGGGTCAAAGAGCGCGCCTTGCACGATCTGAAAGAAGAACGCCGCCAGATCATGCGCAAATGCACCCGCCGGATGCAGCGCGCCCAACGCAAGAACTGAAGCAGGAGGCTGATTCCGTGGCAGCAGCAAACCAAATCCTAGCGCGAGAAAGCACGGCGGCTAAGATGCTGGATATGCCGCTCAAGGAATTCCGCGCCCTGGTGGCAGCGGGAAGCCTGCCCAGGCCGGTCAAGATCGGCGACAAGGTGGAGCGCTGGTCTGTGAAACAGCTTGAGGCAATCAGCTCAGGCGCCATGCTAAGTGAAGATTTCGAATGGTAAAGAAGAACTCAAAACCCTACCTGGCCCGGATCGCTCGCGGCGGAAAGGACTACTGGTATTTTCGCAAGGGCAAGACCCTGATCCGTCTGCCCGACGACCCGGACAGCGAGGAATTTGACCGCGAATACTGGGCCATCAGGTCCGGCCAGCACAAGGCGACGGTTAAAACCACCTTTGAAGCACTGATCACCAGCTACTTCCAGACGCCACGCTTCAAGGGGCTGAAGCCAGGTACAAAGGCAGAATACCGCCGCACGCTGGAATTGCTCCGCGAAAAGAATGGCCCGAAGGACTTCACTAAACTGCGCCGCAAACACGTTATCGCAGCGCGAGACAAGTATGCAGACCAATGGCGCAAGGCGAATGCCATGGTCGAACAGCTTTCGATTCTGGCCCGCCACGCCATTGATCTGGAATGGATCACCGCCAACCCCGCCCAAGGCGTCGAAAAGCTGAAAGGCGGAAGCTATGAAGCCTGGCCGGGGCCAAAGCTGTCGGCATATGAGCGCTACTGTGAACAGCATGGGCTGACAATTGAGCGCGCGATTTATGAGCTGTGCATCGGCACGGGGCAGCGCATTGGTGATGTGGTTGCCATGGAGTGGGTACACTTCCAAGGCGGCTATATGGACGTTGTGCAGGAGAAAACCGGCGCCCGGCTTTCGATCTTCTGCCCAGAGCGCCTGCAGACCTTCCTGGAGCGTTTGCCACGCAACGGAAAACACATCTTGGCGAAGAACCTGACGCAGCACATCAGCAAACGGCGCGCGCAAAGCCTTGTGGCCGAAGTCCGCAAGAAGATCGAGGCCGAGGGCTTTGTTATCCACGGCTGGCGCTACACCGCCGCGAAAGAGCTGGCAGAGGCAGGCTGCTCAGACACGGAAATCCAGTCCGTGACCGGCCACAAATCGCTGGAAATGGTGAAGAAGTACCGCCAGCAAGCCAGGCAAAAACAGCTCTCAAAGACAGCACAGCTGCGCCGGAACAGAACAAAAACAGAATAA